ATGGGAACCCGATGCTGGACAAGCAGTCCCAGCCCATCTTCGTGGGCCGGAAGCCGCCCACCACCGCCGGACTGGCGCGGGCCCTGGGCTTTAAGTCCCGTACCTCCCTTTGGAAGTATCACGGCAAAGCGGAGTTCAAGGACACCATTGATGAGGCCATGTTGAGGATCGAGGAGTATACTGAACAGCGGCTCTTTGACCGGGATGGGGCCAACGGCGCAAAGTTCTCTCTCCAGTATAATTTCAAGGGCTGGAAGGATGTGGAGGACGGCGAACAGGCTCCCACCATTAACATCGTCTGTGACATCCCCAGGGCAACGGCGGAGAGTGCAGACGGGCTGACGACGACCCAGCAGGAGACAGGAGGCGGAGCGGATGCCGAGAGCACCCACTGACGGAGTACGGCTGTCGTCCCTGATCGCCCCGTCGTTTTACCCGGTCTACTGGGATGTGATGGAGGGCAAACATACCTACTACGACCTATACGGTGGCCGCGGCTCCACCAAGTCCTCTTTTATTGGCACCATGATCCCGCTGGGGCTTATGAGTGACCCAAATGCCAATGCGGTGATCTTCCGTAAAGTGGGCAACACCATCGGGACATCGGTCTATGAGCAGATCCTATGGGGCTTAAATGCCCTGGGCGTCATGGACGAGTGGAAATGCACCACCAGCCCCTATAAGATCACATACCGAAAAACCGGACAGGTGATCCTCTTCCGTGGCCTGGATAAGGCCAAGAAGATGAAATCCATCAAGGTGTCTCAGGGGTATCTGAAATATCTCTGGTTTGAAGAATTGGACGAGTTCGCCGGAGAGGAAGAGATCCGATCGGTGCAGCAGTCCGTCATGCGTGGCGGCCCTAAGTTTGTGGTGTTCAAATCCTTCAACCCGCCTATCAGCAAGTCCAACTGGGCCAATCAGTATGTGATGACCCCACGACGGGGAGCCTTGCGGCACAAGTCCTGTTACACCGATGTGCCGCAGGATTGGCTGGGGGAACAGTTTTTTGACGACGCAGAGGAGCTAAAGCAGACAAACCCCAGAGCCTTTGAGCATGAGTATCTGGGCAATGCCGTGGGCACCGGCGGAGAGGTGTTTGACAATCTGGAGATTCGTCAAATCACGGATGAGGAGATTTACCACTTCGACAACATCTACATGGGCATTGACTGGGGATGGTATCCTGATCCTTTCCACTGGGGCAAGATGCACTATGACAGCACCCGGCGCACGCTCTATATCTATGACGAGTTCCGGGCCAACAAGATGAGCAACGCAGAGACTTGGAACAGCCTGGTGGTTAAAAAAGGGGTTACCGGCTCTGACCTGATTACGGCGGATTCCGCGGAGCCTAAGTCAGTTGCAGACTACCGGGAATATGGAGCAATGTGTCGAGGGGCGATAAAAGGCCCCGACAGCGTGCGGTATGGCATGAAGTGGCTCCAATCCCTGCGAGCCATCGTCATTGACCCGGTACGGTGTCCCAACACCGCCCGGGAATTTACCCACTATGAGTATGAGCGCACCCAAAATGATGAGGTGATCAGTTCCTTCCCGGATGCCAACAACCACAGTATCGACATGGTTCGGTATGCTATGGAGCGGGTGTACAAGCGCAAGGGACAATAATACAATATTTTTCGGGCACGGCGAACGCCGTGCTTTTTTCATGCCTGAAAAGAGGTGATAACAGCGGATGAACGCTTTTCTAAGAGTTCGCAGATTCATTGAGGAGGTGATCCGGAGGTTGATACCCTACAAAAACATTGAACAGGTGGAGCGGATTGAAACTCCGATTTCCACGGAAATGACCACGGCTTTGGATACTTGGTATCAGCTGTACTTAAATAAAGCGGAATGGCTCCAGGCTCCCGGTGTGAAGTCCATGAACCTGCCCGCTTTTGTCAGCTCAGAGATCGCCCGTCAAATCGTGCTGGAGATGAAATGTTCCATCACCGGCAAAGGGAAGGACGGCGCAGGCCACACCCAGACGGGGGACGTGGTGATGAATCCCCGAGCGGAGTTTCTGGCGGCGGAGTTTGAGAAGCTGTTGGAGGTGCTGCGGGTAAAGCTGGAGCAGGGATGCGCCGCAGGCGGCATGGTGGTAAAGCCCTACCCAAACACCGCAGACGGCCACATCTATTTTGATTGGACAATGGACTGGGCCTTATACCCCCTGGCCTTTGACGACGACGGTAATCTGGCGGATGTGGTGATCCCCGACTCTTTCACCGAGGGCAAGACAGTTTACACCCGGCTGGAGAGACATACCGTCGTAGGCCGAGATGTAAGGGTCACCCAGCGGGCCTTCCGGTCTAATAACGTCCATTCCCTGGGCACGGAAATCGCCCTGTCCGATGTGCCGCGATGGGCAAGCCTCCAGCCGGAGGTGGTGGTGAAGGACACAGCCGGCCCCCTGTTCGGGTGGTACAAAGTGGCCTCTGCCAACAACATCGACGTGGACTCCCCGCTGGGGGCCTCCGTGTATGCCAAAGCGGTGGGCGTGATCCGGGAGGCAGATCTGCAATACTCCCGGCTGCTCTGGGAGTTTGAGGGCTCCGAACTGGCCATTGATGTAGACCCCACAGTGCTGCGGCCAAAGACCACAAATGTGGATGGCCGTACCACCACCGAAATGCCTAAGCTCAATGAGCGGCTGTTCCGAGGTGTCGATCTGGGCGAGGACTCGACATACAAGGTTTTTGCCCCACCGATTCGTGATGCCAGTCTCCTCAACGGGCTGAATCAGCTTTTGATTCGAGTGGAGGATCTATGCGGCCTGTCCCGGGGAACCCTGTCAGATGCCAACGTGGATGCCCGTACCGCCACAGAGCTTCGGATTGTGAAGCAACGTTCCTACGCCACTGTGGCGGACAATCAGCGAGCCCTGGAGGGGTGTCTGAAAAACGTGATCCGAGTCATGGACAAGTACGCCACCATGTATCACCTGGCACCGGAAGGAGAATATGAAGTCTCCTTTGACTGGGACGATTCCATTGTCACCGACTCCCAGCAGCAGATGAACGAAATGCTGCTGCTCTACAATGCTCAGATCATCTCCAAGCAGGAGTTCCGAGAGTGGTACTTTAAAGAGACCGCCGCCCAGGCCAAGGCCGCCATTGCCGCCCAGCAGCAGGAGCGGATGGAGAGTCTGGAGGGGCTTCTGCCCGACCTGGATCAAGGGATCCCGGCCCCGTAAGGAGGAGTGAGCCGTGGGAAGTACGCCTAAGCCACCCACCATAGAGGAGCAGATCAACCGGCTGATGGAGAAGTTTGATGAGGTCAACACCTTTTACATCGAAACGGTAGCCCATCAGATCCGTACAATCGGAGAACTGAACCAGAGCAGTGTCAACCGCCTGGTGATCATGGCAGAGATGAACGCCAATATGGCAGAGATCACGGCCAAACTGGCCCATGCGTTGCAGCTGGGAACAAAAGAACTGTATCAGATCTACCAGAACGCCCTGGAAGAGGTTTACACCGATAAACGCTTCGCCCGGGCACTGGATAACACCCCACTGTCCCAGGAGGCAAAAGGGCGACTGACCCAATACGCTCGCTCGGTGAGTTTGCAGACCGCCCACACCATGCAAAACCTTTCCAATACCACGGCATCCTCTGACCAATATCGCCAACTGATGGACAAAGCCATTCTGGCGGTCAGTTCTGGCCTGGGAGACTATCAGTCCGTCACCCGTGAGGCTGTCCGGCAACTGGGCTACAACGGGATGCAGGTTGTGTATGAAAGCGGCTATCACCGGCGACTGGACACCGCCCTGCGGCAAAACATCATCGACGGGGCAAACCAGATTGCCCAGCACGGATCGGATCTGATGGGGGAAGAGTTAGGGTTTGATGCCTATGAGATCTCCGCCCACGCCCGGAGTGCTCCCGACCATGAGCCGGTGCAGGGTCACGTTTTCTCCAAGTCCGAGTTTGCAAAGATGCAAGCCGGGCAGGATTGTTGGGACGTGGACGGCAATCATTATGCCGGGTTCCGTCGTCCCATCGGAGAGTGGAACTGTATGCACTTGGCTATGAGTTTTTCCACCCATTATTCCGTTCGGCGGTACACAGATGACCAACTCCGTGGGTGGGCAGAGGACAATGCCCGGGGATGCGAGATCGGCAGAAAACATTACACTACCTATGAGGCTACCCAGCTGATGCGGAAGCTGGAAACACAGATCCGGCGGGAAAAGGATGTGGCCAATGCCGCAAGGGCCGCCGGAGACGACAAGCTGCGGGAAGAGTGCCAGCGGAAAATCAACACACTCTCCCAGACTTACACTCAGGTTGCCAAGGCCGCCGGAATCACCCCACGCAGAGAGCGAATGCGAGTGAATGGATTCCAACCGGTGAAGTTAAAAACATGATGCAGAAGGCCGCAGAAATGCGGCTTTTTACATATCCTTGTCCCAAAACATGACGTAAAACTGTTTTAACTACCACCAATCAGGCAAGAAAAAGCCGTAAAAAATCGTAGAAAGGCAGGTAATCAGAATGCAGCGAAAAATTTTAGAGGACTTGGGACTGTCCAAAGAGGCCATTGACCGGATCATGGCGGAGAACGGCCACGATGTGGAGAACGCCCGCAAGAGCGAGCAGGATCGGTTTGCCACAGAGCGAACCACACTCACCGACCGAGCCACGGAGCTCCAGAACCAGTTGAATCAGAGAGCCGCAGACCTAAAGCAGGTGCAGGAGCAGCTTACCGCCGCTCAGGCCGATGCGGGCCAGCTGTCTCAGCTGACGGGTCAGCTTTCCGCCTTACAGGAGAGGTATGACACCGAGCGTCAGGAGTGGGCACAGCGGCAACAGCAGCAGGCCTATGAGTTTGCCGTGAAAACCGCCACCGGCGCGCTGAAGTTTTCCAGCGCAGCGGCAAAGCGTGACTTTGAGCGCGGTGCCATCGACAAGGCACTGAAGATGGAGGGTGACAAGATCCTGGGCTTTGACGACTATGTGAAGGCCTACCAGGAGGCAGACCCCGGAGCCTTTGTACAGCCTGCGCCCAATGAGCCTGCGCCCACTATTGTGCTACCTAAGGGCAATCCCACAGGCCCCGAACCCGGTGCATTCGGCTTCCAGTTCCACGGAGTTCGCCCGGCTCCCACGGAATAAACCAAAAGGGCAAATCATGAAAACAGAAGGAGAATGAAAATAATGGCAGGAATGAACTATGCAGCGCAGTATTCCCGCGAACTGGCACAGGCTTACCCCTATGTGCTAAACTTCGGCGCGCTCTATGCCACCCCCAACAATGGCCGCTATCGCATGGGTGAGGACGGCAAGACCGTTTACATCCCCCGCATTTCCACCTCCGGCCGGGTGGACTCCGACCGGGACACCATCGCCCTGGCCACCC